CCCGACTACCCTCGGAGCCACCTTGTGCGCTGCCGCAATCTCCGTATCGGAGCCATCGCGGTGGTGCATTTTTTTTACTTCAACTTGATCAATCATTTACCTTCCTTCCATTCTTCATAACCTTTATGCATTGCGCCTACTGCGTTGCTAATTACCCTGTTTTCCATAGCCGATTGATGGCTCAAAAACTCATCAGCCATAAAGTCTACACAATGACTATGTAACGCTTGAGTAACGGTTAAATATTGGTTTTCAGTCAGTTCGACTTTTATCTTTCTACTCATCTTCTTCCTCCTCTAATCCAAAGAATCTCATTACTATTTCATCATTGTCTTGCTCAAACTCTGTGAGCCGTTCACAATCTACTTTAGTTTCTTTTATGGCGCTGTGGATTAGCGCAATCAATTCATCAGCTGTCATGGCTAACCCTCCGCTTGTATTGCTTTGAATGATACTAGGGGCGCTCCGTGGTCACCTAGTTCCGCTAATATCCAATGTGTGCGCTTGTGCCATTTGTGTTCAAATATGCCACAATCAATTAGCGCGTTTCCTAAATCGTGATGCTCATCTCTTAGCTTGCAAAACTTCTCAGATATTTTGCCTATTGGCATCTCACCGCTTTCAAAGTCTTGTTCAAGTTGATTTCTTAAATAGCTTTTAACTAAAGTAAAAAATGATTTGTCTTTTGGTAAAACTATAAAAGTATTTTCTTTTGATAAGCCACCAGCCGCACAATCTCCACTGGTGGCAACTAAACAATAATCAAAACTCATATTAAAACTCCTGCTATTATTAACCAAAGATAGAGCGTGCCAAACAAGCACACTCCACCAACTACTGCTTCGATCCAATCTCTCATTGTTCCCACCTCTCAATAAAATCTGTTACAAATTCTTTCTGATCTTCAGTTAAAGTGTAGCAAGTGATAACCTCTTGCGCGTCTGCTTCTTTTTTATCAATGTTGCCTTGCTTTCCTAGCCACTCATTCCATTGATCAACTAGGAGGCTGTGATATTTAGATTTAAAAAACTCATCAACAAACTCTAGGACTTCTTCCATTGTCTCAAAGTCTTTATTTATTTCTGTGGTGCTATCGTCACCATATTCACCCTGCAAGTGAATATTAAATCTATAGTAAGTCTGACCCTCTTTAAGATCGTGATGTAACTCACTCCATTGATGATCTTGCCAGTCCATCCAAATTCTTAAAGCTCTGTCGGGATATTTTTCTGTCCCCATAATTTTAGCTACATGTGGCATTGCTTCATTGTGCCAACACTCATCCATAAAATCATGTTCATCTAATTTATTAAGTAGATTATTAAAGCCTTCCTTATCGTCAAAGTTAGGAAATTGATTATGAATTGATCTTTGTTCTATTACTTGTGTCATTGATCTAGCCTTTCTACATATGGTTTTAAAAGTAATGATTTTATATGATCCATAACCTCATTAGAATTTTTATAAACTACACTATTCTTGCGTCCGTCTACATATAATTGGTATTTGTATTTGCTGTTTTTGCTGTTCGATATTTCCTTAAACTCAAGAATTTTAACTGTAGTTTCTCCGTTAAGATGTTGTCGCGTAAACTTAAATTTTTCGCACCCTGTCCAAATAGCCATTTTTAAGCCTCACCATCTCTTATTGCGTTGATATATTCTTGAACAACTAAACGAGGTTGCACATTTCCAAAGTATTGATTGATATGTTTAGTTGTTGTTTTGCTGTACTTTGTAGTCGTTTTAAAAGCGCCTTTTGCATCATATCCTGCAACTGGTGTTTCATAAGAGAATAATAAAGTAACCTCGCAATCGTCATAATGATTTTTAAAAGTTAACTCGCTGACGTTTGATTTTATCTTTTTAAGTTTCATTTTGTTTTGTCCTTCCTATAAACTAACAAATCACATATTGATTAATCTAGTGATACCAGATTATATGTCAAGTGGTATCACATAATTAATTTATTGAGGGGCGTTTTTGCTATGAAAAAAAGGAAACAAATAATAAAAAATAATGAGAACTTAGTAAACTTTACAGTTCGAATACCGTCTACCAGTAAGCAAAGATTGATTGATTACAGCAACAAAACTAATCAATCTCAGGCATTAATTATCAGTAATTTAATTAGAGATCACTTGCCAAGTCAGGCTGTTTCATTAGCGCCGCCGCCGTTTCCGATCGAACAAAGCGCAGATGATTTTAAACAAGAGATAAGAGACTGGCTAACAAATCATGAAAAGAATTGATTTTTGGTTACAAGGTGAGCCAGTGGGAAAAGGCCGCCCTAGATTTACAAGGCAAGGCAGAGCTTACACGCCAAAGAAAACGAGAGACTATGAGTTTAAACTGGCGGCTAGGGCTTCAGATAAAATGGTAGAACTAGGATTAGATCCGATCAACGTTCCCTGTCGTGTGTCTGTGATGGCTCAATTTGGAATACCTAAATCATATTCTAAGAAGCGCAGAGAGGCCGCTACAGTGGGTGAAACTATCCCGACTAGGGTAGACGCTGACAATGTGCTTAAGATTATCACAGACGCTTGTAATGGCGTCTTATACGAGGATGATCGGCTAATATACAAAATGACAGTACAAAAACGGTTTGGTGACCCAATGGTAATAATAACTCTTGAATGGGATTAAATGTTAGTACCTCGCAAAAAGAATGAAGACTTAAGGAACTATTCGGTTCTACCGTTTGATGCTGCACGAGATACGCGCTTGCATGGTACAGCCGCTTTAAGTGTTCTTTGTGTGCTTTGTACATATACGGATCAGCTCGGGGTGACTTGGGTTTCTCAAGGTCGAATAGCAAAAGATATGGGCATCAGTAGAACGGCCGTTACAAGGCAGATCAAAAACCTGATAGAGTTTGGATATATTGAAAAGGTCAAGAAGTTTAGCAAACACCAAAAGAGCGACAGTTTAAAAGTAGTATTCAAACGAGCGCCAAAGGATTTGAATGAAGCGAAAGCAAACTTAACAGCACCCGAACAAATCAGAATTGAAGAACAAAGAGAACAAGCAAGAAAAGAACAACTCCACAACTACAATCAGACAAGACAAAAACAAGGATTGAAACCCATTCAACAGCCTGTGGATAACTCAACCACCTGTTACCCCCAGATGTCACACCAACCTGTTACACCCAGAGGTAACACAAACGAGAACATTACAACGAATAATAATAACATTATATATAATGATGCTAGAAGGTTTTGTAGTTTGTTTCTGAGGATATGTGAGGAGTATGGAACACCACGCAATATTAATGATAGGGATATTCAGACTGTATCTAATTGGATAAAAGACGGACTAACAATGGAGGAATGGTCTGCAATACTGAAGAACCATGCTGAATACTGCTACAAAAACAGACGTGATATGGCGCGTGGCATAGGTTATTTCCAAGTCCCAGTATCAAAAGCGCTGGGAAAGTCTAAGGATTATAGAGCAAACAACATATTAAAAGGAATAGTGAAGGGTAAAAGGCTATAAAAATAAGGGAAAAAAGCCCAAGTTTTCGCATAATATGTATTATGTTAATTTTTTGACCGCGATAAAAAAATGTCAGGCGATTTGCAAAAACGACACCCCTTGCCCCCCCTACCCCTGCGTACTGCTGCAGTGTCCCACATAAATATTTTCTGGATTTTTCCTGAGATAAGTGCGATACCAAAAAGATAATAGGAAGGAACTAAAAATGAAAAAAATGTATAATGTTGTTCAGGGTCAGCCACGCTATAACGATCCTTCAAAAAGTGATTGGGTACAACTTG